CGACCTGACAGTATCTTTAGAGGATGCTCCTGCAAAAGAAGGTAGCAAAGGAGTGCAGAAGGATAAGTCTTCTGAACGATCAAAGGTCATCCCTCAAGAACATGCAACACACCTGTCTGATGCCTTCGACCTCGCTATCTATTGGAGGTACAAGGACAAGGTAACGAAGTTGATAAACCGAAACACTGAAAGCTGGTCCGTACCTCTATTCGGTATTAAACACTGAACCACCAGTACCTAGATTCATATATCGTTAGATTCAATAAACGGAAAGCGAAGAATCCCAATAGGGCGCGGCGTGCTTTTCGTGTTCATTTTGATAATGATTTGAAAAAATTTGAAGTTAATTTTTTGATTTTCTGATTGTTAGATTTTAAAAAGTGAGAAAACCTTTCGTAAAACTATCGAAAAATCCTTGTCCTTTTTTTTAGACGGTTGCTTTTTCACCTTCGTAGTATGGAAAATACAATTTTTCTCAGTGATGTTTTAAAGCAAATGAACCAAAAGGATTCCGAAGAAAATCCGGTTCCTTTTAGCCTTGAGTGGCGAACCTTCAACAATCAAAATAAGATGGGAGGTAAATTGAAATCCGAAACCGGAGCAATTCTTTGTATGAAAAGCACCAAGAAGAGAGATGTAACTAAAGAATTACAAAATCCTACTGAAAAGAAAGAGCGAAAAAATCCTAACCATTGGAAAAATAAAACTAGGAACATAGAACTTTCCAATGGAGAAGTGAAGACCATTAACATTTTACTAATCACAAAATTTAACGGTAAAACCGTAGTGCCATAGTATGAAAAAAGTACAGTCAGTTTATTTTGGAAAGTCTGCTATCTCTTTTACGAGTAAAGATGTAGTTGAGAAACCTACATCTGTAAAAGTAGAAGACGAGTCCGGGAAGTTTGAAAAAGGAAAAATTTCTCCTTGGGGTGAAGACAATCAATATCCTCAAAAATTTCTGGATCAACTTAATCTAAATGGGGCTGCTTCTGTTGGTCTAGGAATCTTAAAGGCCATTCATTATGGTGGCGGTTTGACTTTATTCAAAAATGAAAAGGACGAAACAACAGGAAAAAGAAAAAAGGTAGTTCAATATCTAGAAGATTACCCTGATCTACAAACATTTTGGAAAAGAAACAAACTCCCCAAGTTCTTTACTGGAGAAATATCAGACTTGGAAACTTGGGGTTTTGCTTTTCCCGAGTTCATAGTGAGTAAGAACTTCGAGAAAATCGTTCAAGTTAGAAGACAAAAGACTGCTTGGGGAAGAAAAGAATTGATAAATCCGAAGACCGGGTTTTCCGAAAACGTCTACATCAATGCTCATTGGAAAGATACCAACACAAAATCAGATTATGTTTCTCGTATAGATTGTGTGGATCCTTTTTGGTCCGCAGAAGAAATCAAAGAGTATTGCAAGGCAAAAAAGATTCACAAATTCGTAATGCCAATCCATTATACCATGATGGACGAAGCGTATTACAACAAACCTAGCTGGCATTGTATTTACAAAAATGGATGGTTAGAAGTCTCAAACTCCATTCCTAAGTACAAGAAATATTTATTCGAAAACCAAATCAATCTTAAGTATATCGTGTACATATCAGACCTGTACTTTGAAAATGAGTACGGTGATGATTGGGAAGAAAAGTTTGATGTTAAGAAACGTCAAAAAATCCGTGAAGAATTAATCTCCGCAATAGATGATCACTTATCCGGGAACACTTCTGCAGGGCGAAGCATGTATTCTAAGAAATACAAAACTTCAGACGGTGAATGGATTAAAGGAATTGAAGTTGAAGCCATTGATAACAAAATAAAAGACGGTTCTTATTTGCCTGATGCTACTGCAGCAAATGAAGAAATCTTATTTGCTTTAGGAGTAGATTCTTCAATGGCCGGTAGCGGAACTCCAGGAGGAGGAATGGGAGCAGGTTCTGGTAGTGATAAACGAATAGCCTTTACCATCTTAACTGCTCTTTTCAAACCGAAAAGAGAAACCACACTTGAAATTTGGGAACTACTCAAAGAATACAACGGATGGCCAGAAGACCTTCATGCCGGATTTGAAGATATAGTATTAACCACATTGGACAAGAATCCTAATGGACAACAAAAAATGATGTAATGAGCTTAGTTACCACTACAGAACAAATTCAAGATTACATAGCAGTAAGTTCAAACTTTGATTTCGATCGAGTAAAACCATACATCGCCAAAGCTGAACGAAAATACATTGTTCCTCTAATTGGAAAAACAGAGTATGAATACTTTATAGATGGAGAAATTGATACTGAAACCGAATCAGAAGGCAAAAAAATTGTCAGAAAATTACTTGAAGAAGCAACAACAAACTTAGCTTTCCACTTAGGATTTGCAACATTATTTGTTCACATATCAAATACAGGAGTTACAAATGATCAGACTGATAATGCAAAACAAAGTGACTGGCATCACAAAGTAGATTTACATCGCTCTTTTATTAGAGATGGAAATGAAGCATTAGATGAAGCTTTGAAAGAGATGGAGTTCTATTTGGATGATTTTCAAGATTGGAGTGACTCTTCTTCTTTCACAATACTCAATGAAAGTTTTAATAAACATACGGATGATTTTCAAAAATGGTTTAACATCCATAACAGTAGACAAACTTTCTTGGCTCTCAAGCCAACCATTAGAGAAGTTTCTGAGCAGTACTTTTTTCCTTGGTTGGATTCCGATACAATTACTCAAATCAAATCATCATCTTCTGATCAAGTAGTTAAAAGGGCACTCGAACTTGCTCAAAAAGCAGAAGTAGCGTTAACAGTAGCGAAGATTGCAAAAACGGGAACTTTTCAAGTAACCGACACAGGTTTCTTTTTAAGATGGGAGGCTCTTCCTCATGAAAAAGCATACAAAGATGTTGACTCTAAAAAGTTGAATATGCTATGTGATTCAAAGCAAACTGCTGGAGAAGAATACCTGAAGAAGCTGAAAACCCATATCGAAGCAAACCCCGATACATTTTCAGATTATACAGTCCCAACATCGACAACACAAAATTCAATTATAAAAAAGAAATCCGGTCTGGCAATTTGATGTCCTTTTTTTTAGAGAACTATAAAAATACTTTTGAATATGACTTTACAAAGACTTACATACGCTCAAAAGACAAATCCGAAACCTGTCATTGATAGAACCAAGCAAGCAACTGCAGAAGATTTTAATGAGATTAAAGATGTTGTTAATCCTCTAGTCGACATTGTTCAAGGAGTAGAAGCTAACTCATCAAGAAAGAGTTTTGCAAATGTTGCTGCCGCAACAGCAGAATGGAATGCGGCAAATCCAAAACCTGAAGATGGTATCATGATCAATATTGAGGATGTGAACCAAACTTTCAAATGGGCATCTGGAGAAGCAAGTAAAGTTTTGTTCGTAAAAGATAATATTGACGGATCATCAGTTGTAAATGCTCAAAATACTGCAGATGCCGCACAAAGTACAGCAAATAATGCAATGCAAAATGCTGCCAATGCTCAACTAGAAGCACAAGGTGCAAATGATACTGCTGACGAAGCGCAAAATGCAGCTGACGGTGCGCAGTCTACTGCAGACAACGCTTTATCGAAAGCGAACACTAATGAGCAAAACATTAACCAAAATAACAACATAATTGGAGATCGTGAAGATATCGATGAATTCGAAGGTTCAATATCACAGGGATTATTGGTTAACAAAGAAACTTCAGAAAGGGCTGATAACAGGTCAGACTTTAATCAATCAGTTTTATCTGATGGGGTAGATTCTTTTGAACATGCAAAAAGAATTAAAGAAGATGGAGGTACAACCGTCGATTTAATCCCTTTGGATCAAGAGTTGAGAATACACAGAAACTCAAGTTTTGTTTTATTACCTCACTCTGGTAAAGCTTCAAAAATATATGCTCAAAATCCTGTAAATGGAGATGGAGACCTTGTTTTTTATAGACCTTCTATTTGTGATACTATCGATAAAAATGGTAATAGTACACCCGTTGCTTTAAATGAGCCGAGATTAGATTACCAAAAAAAATATGAAGACCCAACAGACGAAAGTTACTATGAGCTTGATGGAGTTAACAAAAACAAAATAGCTATATCTCCAGCGATTAGCTTTGCTAACGGTGAAGAATGGAGTGTTTCTTTACTGGCAGATTTAGATGCCAATCAAGAGGTTTCATTTAGTCCTTTTGGTCATGAGAGCGTTACAGGAACTTTTTGGTACACTTCTGCAGGCAGTAGATTTAGATTTAGGTCAAGCGGAAATCAATATACAAACGATGGAACTTATGATGTTACTGCGGGAGTTTTAGGTCAGGGGAAAAAACTTGTAACTTTTGTAAACAACAACGCCAACATTCTCGTATATGTTGATGATACTTTAGTAGATACTCTCGACTTACCCTCAGACACCTCAATTATATTTAATACCATCGGAACAGGATACGGAAGCGGATCTAACACGAAAGGGAAAATTTATGGTTTCTGGATAGATAACAGAGCTTTATCCGGAGGCGAAGTTGCTGATAGATTTAATGGTGTTGAGTTAATTGATAGTGTAAAAGGAGCCACCCCAAATAATTTTTATCCTAATGATTCATCAACATTTGTAGATGGCACTTACTCATGGGCTGCATACGGAAATAATACGATAGCGAATGTGTCTAATACCTTAGAGATAACATACGTTGATAATTCGCAAGGTGCATATAACTATTTAAGGGCAAGTTCAGATTTAAACAGAGATTTAATAGTTGGTAAAAAATACAGGGTTGAGTTTGAGGCTAAATATAATGGAGGAGCGACTGCGCCAAGAATGAGAGTTGCAGGTGTATCTGAAGGAACTTTATTTACAAATAATCTCACAAACAATATGGTAAAATATATTGTAGTGTTCGAAGCATCGTCTCCAACCAGTTGTTTTTTAGCAGCTTCAAACATGGTTACTGGAAATGTCATAACTCTTGATAATATTAAAATCTATGAGATAGGCAATGTATTAGAATTAACAAAAGCTAAAGTAAACTCAGGTTTAGATGTAATTCAAAATGGAAGTTTTGATACAGACAGTATTTGGCAGAAAGGAGTTGGCTGGTCCATAAGTGGCGGTGTTGCCATTAGTACGGGTGATCAAACGGGTACATCGCTACTTACACAAGCGAATATTTTAGAAATTGGGCATACTTATAAAACTACCTTTGAAATAAAATCAATTTCCTCTGGAACTATTAGAGTTCATACAGGTTCAAACAGTCCTTATTTTAACACAGTAGGAGTAAAGACATTTTACGGATACAATGCTGCTAGTCTTTCACTGTTCATTGAAGCTTCATCAGATTTTATAGGGACAATTGATAACGTAAGCGTACAGAAGACTTCGGTTTGGTATGATTTAAACCATGCTATTAAAGGTATTGCTCACTCTAGCCTTTTCGCCTCAGTTTTCTCTAAAATAAAACACCAATTACATAGTAGCCCAAGTTTATTATTAGAGCCAGCAGCAACAAGGTATTTTTTAAATAGTAGAGCCCCAGTAACACAAACAATTACAGGTTTAACTGTTGGGCAGATTTATACTGTAAACTGCAAAGGATTGGGGGTTATCTCTATTGAAGAGACAGGAGGAAATGGCGTTGCTGGAACTGCAACAGAAACGCATCATTTCACATACAAAGCAGCTCAAACAAGCGTAACAATTACGTTAGTTGACGGGCATTCCTTTGAATGGGTTCAAGTGACTAATACCATGATCCCTTTACGTCACGCTGAAACTCTTGGCACAACATTATCGGTTTTGAGAGATGATTATAATTTATATGACATCCAACAAAATAATATTGTTGGAGCAACAAGCGGAACTTTTGTGATTGATGTTAGAAATACACTTTCGGGTATTTCAAATGATTTTAAAATACAAATGAATGGGAATTTTCCGTGGTATATATCTACGAGATTAGTCGACAATAAATTGATTTGGTACAATCCTAAAAACGGGTATTTCTCCTCATTACTAGCAGAAAATAAAATAGGTTTTACATGGGACGGAGATATAGCGTATGTCAGCGCAGACGGTGTTGGTGAATACTACAAAATAACTCCATTCGTTTTTGAACATTTAAGATGCTACGGAAGCACAACTTCAACACTAGAAGTCAATAAAATAATTATGAAAAACCACGCTATTAGCAGCGAGGAATTAAACAAATTAACAACGACTTAACCATGAACACAATATTCACTTACAAAAATACTCAACCTTTTACAGAAGAAGTTCAATTTCAAATAAGCCAAATTGATTTTTCCGAAGTGCCTGAAATGAGACGTGTTCAAGAGATTGTTGACCCGGAAACTACCTTAGTTTCTATCCCCTATCAAGCAAATATTTCACAAGAAGCATTTGATTATTTAAGTGGCATACTTTCACAGTACGGGGTTTTAGAAATAATCGGCAAATGGGATGACAATGGAGACATTATTGAATTCGATTTACATAAATACCGAGACGCATTAAATGATGTAGAAGAATTTGAGGAAGCTGTATGTTTTGATGGTGTTGATTATACAGGTAGAGAAAGTGAGTTTGTAAAATCTAAGGATGAAGAAGGAAATGACATTGAGCCTGACACAAAAAGGTTTATACGTTTAAAATCAACTAAAAGACCAACACTCGCACAAGCTAAGAAGATTCACGTAAATGTGTTTAACAATGAATTTAAAAGAAAATTAATTTAAACCCTACACTCATGAAAAAAGCAATTCAAAAAATCGTAAAATTTTTAATCCCTGCAGAAGACAAACTGCAGCACTACTATTTATGGAGCCTTATCTTCTTTGCTCTTGTTTTTACATTCGATGCAATTCATGGAGTATTTCCTAAACTGTACATCAGTGATTGGTGGGCTTATGCTGTAACCATCTATACTGCTTTGTGGAAGGAAGTATACCACGATTGGTATAAAAAGAAAGGCACTCCTAGTGTTAAGGATTTCATCTTTGGAATACTAATGGCCTCATTATTTATGCTTAACTCTTTATTGTAATGCGATCAAAAATAATCATAGGCTTATTTTCTGCTGCTACTGGAGGTCTTTTTTCAGAAATCATTGAAACTTTTATCAATGCAAAAGGTCAGTTCATTGCCATTCTTGTTGTAGTTGCTTTTGACTTTACAGTTGGTATCATAAAAGCGGTTCATGACAAAGAAGGATTCAAAACGTATAAGCTATTCAAAACGCTAGCAAAGCTTGTCTTGTTTTGGTGCTTATTAGCAACAGTACTATCGTTAGAGGCAGGATTCCCATACGCTAGTTTCCTGTCTGAAGCAATCATGTTGCCAATACTTGTACTCTTATTGATGAAGTCATTAAAAAAGTTTCAAGAAATGGGCTACATCAACTCAGAAACATTGTCACGGATTACAGGGAATATAGACAAGCATAAAAATCAGATACAAAAAACCAATACTTCAGAGGAAGTAATTCCAGAAGTAGATTAAAACCAAGATCATGGGAAAACCAATTATCAAACTACATCGATTCAAACAAGATACAAATCAAACGTCTGGAGTTGTTACAGTTTTAGACGATGATAACAATCCTCTCTTCGCTTCCATTTCATTAGAGAGAGGATGGAGAAACAACGAGGTTTCTGTGAGTTGCATTCCTGAAGGCGTTTACAAAGTTGTTTTGGAACATTCCAACAGATTCAAAAAGGACCTGTGGGAAATAAAAGATGTTCCCGGAAGATCAGAATGTAAATTTCATGCGGCAAACTTATGGAAGCAACTAAATGGTTGTGTCGCTTTAGGAACTTCTCCAAAAGACATCAATAACGATGGTTATTTAGATCCAGTACGATCAAAAGATACAATGAAAGAATTCCATCGTGTTCTAAGTGGCCATACAGAGGCTATTCTTATGATTACATCTGAACCATCAATTAACAACAAAGTAGCATGAAAAACTTAATGTACATATTATTGCTGTTCCTTTTCATTTCTTCCTGCACTTCCAAGAAGAAAATTGTAGAATACCGGGACAGAATTCAAAAGGACACGATTACTCTTTTCAAAGATCGTGTAATCTCAAAACCTGTAAAGGAAATTGTAACTATTGAAGAACCGTGTGATTCAACAGGAATATTGAGGGACTTCTCCAGAACTATTAAAACGGAAAAAGCCAAAGTTGTTATTTCTAATAATGCTGGAAATTTAGAAGTCAAAGTTGATATAGACTCCATTGTAGATTCGCGAGTTTCAGAGTTCAAAAAGAGCTACAAACAAGACATCCAAATTAAAGAAAAAGAGGTCGTAAAGTTTAGAATTCCTTTTTGGGTTTGGCTTGTGATTTCATTATCTGTTGGATTGAATGTATTTCTGATTAAAGACAAAATTCCATTTTTATAAATGAAGGCATTAAACTTTACAGTAGCCACATCTTGGAACGATTTAAACGAATGGCAATTAAAGAAAATTGCTAATATCATTTTTTCTCAAGAAGAGAACAAAGTGCAGTCTTTTCTATTGGTGGCTTACTTGTTTATTGTCAAACCAACCTTCAAAAATGTATTTAATTTCTTCCGTCTATTACGTCAGGTTCGATTTTCAGAACTTAAAGAGTACACATCATTTCTTTATGTAGAGACCGATTTAACCAAGTTCTCCAAAAAAGTAAACGGTTTGTACGGTCCGGATGATAGGCTTGCAAATATCTCTGTTAATGAATTCTCTTATGCCGATGTGTTTTATTACCGATGGGCAAAGGAACGACATATCCATGACCTTAATAGAATGGTTTCTGTTCTCTATAGGCCAAAACGAAAAGACTTAGAAGTAAAGAAGGACATACGAAAACCATTCGTAAAGGAAGAGTTGAAATATCATTCTGCGATCGTAGAACAAATGCCAAGAGAAGTCAAACTTACGATAGCGATGGCTTTTCAAGGAACCAGAGAAAAGTTGGCCGAAAGATATCCTCATGTATTCAGAAAAGGAAGTGGATCTGGAAAGTATGTCCCTTTTACAAAAATCATCAATTCTATGTCCAGGAGCGAGAATCAACCTTTTGGAGATTTTTACAAGACAGGAGAAGCTAATATGTATGACTTCCTTGATGTCTTAGAGGAAGAATTGATCGTTCAAAAGAAAAGAGAGAAAACCGCAAAATCAAAAAAATGAGAGTTGTAACGTATAAAACCATTCATGATTACTTTAAGTCGCTAGGACAAAACCATAAAACTATTGAATCTTTTGTTGGGTATTCTCCTGAAGAACTTGCTGTTGAAATGGGAAAAGTGAAAGGGTTCAAAACTCCCATGATGGTATTGTTCAATTACGAGGGAAAGTTAGACGGAAATCAACAACGGACATTCGCCACTAGAACCATCTCTTTTGCTGTTTTAAAAACAGTTATAAAGGCAGATAATTTCATAGAACAATACAACGCAATTGCAGAATGTGAAGTTTTAGGGCTTTCTGTTTTATCAAGAATAAACTATGATAGTAAGTGTAAAAAAGTGGAATGGCTACACAACAACTTTCTCAAAGAAAGTGTCCGGTTCAATGAGATCAAGTTCAAAGGAAAAGAGGCTTTGTTTGGTATGGAATTTTTCTTCGATTTAAAAACTCCTGAACCATTAGTTATTGACGAAAATAACTGGGAAGATGTAGGAGAAAATAATTAAATTTTGTATCTTAGACCTATGTTGCAAAAAGCAACACTTTTTCTTTTTCATAGCAATTTTTCGCTCCTTAACGGGAGCGTTTTTTATTTCGAATAGATGGTTAAAAAAACCTTAATTTTTGAAGAAGTAGTGTTTTTTTTGTGACAATATTGTCACGCTGTTTTTTTGTACTCATAATGTCCTGTTAGAATGTACGTTATCGAGATTTGAGGAATCGCTTTTTTAATCACTGCAAGCATTTCAACTTTCAAAGAAGATTCTCCTTTTTTTATTCGGTAACAAGTTCTTAACCCTATACCTGTTAAGCTATGAAGCTTTCTTGCATCAATATTCATGATGTCTAAACACTCGTTGAGTCGTTCTGTTATTTGTGTCAATTCTGTCATGTTATTTTTATTATCTTCAATAAAACTATCAAAAAAACTACAGCTAATTTCTAATT